CTACAAGAAAACGAATCTACAAACTATGTAATTGGCGTCATGTCAGACGAGGTTACATATGAAGATTTACCAGACCTATAAGGATTAAAATATGAAAGCTATTGTTTACTCAAAGTATAACTGCCCCTATTGCGATCAGGCCAAGGCCCTGTTAACACAAAAAGGGATCCCATTTGAAGAACGCAAGATCGGTGATGGGTACTCAAAAGAAGACCTACTAGAAGCAGTACCAAATGCTCGTTCAGTTCCACAAATTTTCTTAGACGAAGAGCTAGTCGGCGGCTTCACTGAGCTAAGGGCAAGGTTAGTGGACTAACGTGGCTATCTTAGCAAATCCTATAGTTTATACTACCACTGCCTCTACTTGGCCTAGTTATGGCAACGTAACAATTAATGCCGGTGGAACCAGTAGTTCCTATCTGTATGGCACAGGAAGCAGTAGCAATTGGGGAACTATTACAGCCAATAGCAATCTAACAGGGTCAGGACTTCATGTAAGTACTAATGCAGTTATAGAAGGTGATCTAACTGTCCAGGGCATAAGCATAGTTAAGACATTAGAAAAGATTAACGAACGGCTTGCTATACTTGTACCGGACCCTAAGAAGTTAGAAAAATATAAGGCCCTTAAAAAGGCCTACGACAACTACAAAACTCTTGAAGCACTTATTCAAGAACAAGATACGAAAGATTAGAAAATGAATGTTAAACTTTTATCATACAGTCAACCCACCTCAGAATTCGCAAGCATGGGCATCGATGATGCGCAGGAACTCATTGCGTATTGCGCCCGTGTGTCCAATCCCGCAAACCAATTCAATACAGAAACAGCCGAAAAACTCATTCGATACCTTGTCAAGCACCAGCACTGGAGCCCACTCGAAATGGTCTCAGCCTGTCTTGAAATCACTACAACTCGAGACATTGCCCGACAGATTCTACGTCACAGAAGTTTCAGCTTCCAAGAGTTCTCCCAGCGATATGCTGATCCTACAGCTGAACTCGATGAGGCGTTTGTGCTACGTGAGGCAAGATTCCAGGACACAAAGAATAGACAGAACAGCGTAGAATTTAACATGTCGGACGATGAGCAGAAGCTGTTGGCCTACGAATGGGAACGTGCCCAGAAACGTGTGCTGTATGCTGTTAAAAAAGAATACAAGTGGGCCATTGATAATGGCATTGCTAAAGAACAGGCTCGAGCTGTTCTACCAGAAGGTCTTACAGTGAGTCGTATGTATATGAATGGCACACTACGCTCTTGGGTACACTATATTGAATTACGTAGTGCTAATGGCACACAGAAAGAACACATGGAAATCGCACGTGAGTGCGCTGTTGTTATTTCTAAAATTTTTCCAATGGTAGAGGACTATGTCCAATCTAGCCAAGGGTCGTGATTAGAAATTTAAAAGGAACGATATGTTAATCGATAAAGGCTTTACACAGGGAGACGTAGTCTCAATTAAACTAATTGGCGGTGAGGAAATTATCGCTCGATTTGAATCAGAGTCCAGTACAGACTTCGTAATCAGCAAGCCACTTGCTGTTACATTCAACGCACAGGGACTGGGATTGATTCCTTGGATCTTCCTAGGCGAGGACAAGAATCAAGACATCAAGATTCGTCAAACTGCTATCACTATGGTATGTAAACCAAAAGCAGATGCCGCTAAACAATACATGGAAAGTACTTCTAACATTAAACTAGTGTAAATATAGTTTTAGGAGAACTCTATGCCAGCAGTAGCGAGAGCAGGAGACAGCACATCTACTGGACACGGGTGTGACGGATCAACTACAATAACCGGTCCTTCGGGCGCAGGTGCTAAGGTGTTTGCCAATGGCATTGCGGTAGAGTGTGCCGGAGATCCCACAGTTGTACACAGATACGGTGGTAAAAATTGTTCGGCGCAACATGCGGCTGCGATCAACGCCGGATCCGGAACTGTATTTGTCGGCGGGAAACCTCTGGCCCGTGTGGGTGATTCGACTGACGGCGGCGCGATTACTTCAGGATCTGCTAGTGTATTTGCTGGGTAAATACACTGCCCGTTAAGCATTATGCATGGTGTAATAGCAAGGTCAGGCGAGGACTTCTTAACGGTCTCGTCACAGATAACTATAGGTTAAATACTGAATATGGCCATACCTCAAACTAATATTACCTGGACTAGCCTCAAAGATGAATTTGGAGGTGATTATCCCTCTGGAACTGGAAAAAACGTCAAAGAGGGATATTATTATCGTGGATACCTCGTTCCTGATATAGTCCCTAACGCCCGTGTATCTAACACAGGAAAGGATGTTAATGCTGGATCTCTAAAGGGTGCTATAAAACAGCAGTATTATTTCAACGCCAATATGTTTGACTATAACCTACCCGATCACGATGCAGGTAGTTATTGGTATACCATTGCCAACGGCGAAAGTGGCGGGATTGATGGCGGTTATAGTGAATGCTACTCTAATAGTTCGACAGTAATTACTACTCCCGACATTGGCTATAATCTCAAGTTATATGTTTACGGATTCAGCGCCACAATAGGCGCCGGCTGGAGATCTAGTCCCCCCGATTTGTACGGCAACAGAACATATTATTATGATCGAGCAAATACCCCCGGAATAAGATTGCTGAGTGCCGATAACTCCACTGTCATCGGGTCGAGTGACAGCGCAAACACAACTGAATATTGGTATAATACACAAGCAAATTCGTGTTATGTACCTGGATTTTCGGTAGACGTATCTCCTAATACTATCTATCACCTCAAATACAAGGTAAATTGGCTCAATGCCAGCGGCGGCCGTGATTATTGGGTGTCTTCCGGACCATTTTATTATGCGGTGATAAAATAATGTTATTTGACAGTCTTAAAGATAAATTCAACATCTTAGCTCCCTTGGACCGTAGTATGATGTTACCAGCTCCGGAGACTAGGACCTTTGTGATAGCCAATAAAAATGGTGAGTCTCATTTCAGTCTACATATAGCCGTAGAAAATCTACAGGCTCTGTTTAACGCTTATAATTGCTCTCTTCCGGAAATAGTCTCTTCCATAGTAGACACTAGTGAATTTGTATTGGTAGATCTTGCTACAATACAGACAGAAAATATAAAATTCTATATTAGACTGGACTCTGATTCATATGAAAAGATAACTTCTAGATTTCCTGTTGCTATTCCTGATACAGTATCTATCGCAAATAAATTTATCAGTGGTGTATCTTTCTTAATCACAGGAAATAGTGTAAGCCAGTACAAGTATTACTGGCGTGCTGGGGAAGGCGAGCTGTTTGTGCATCGATTTGATGGTTCTGGAAATTTCATTGAAGAAAACGTTGAAATATCACGGACCAGACTAACTCAGCAAGAAGTAATTGATTTTGACAATAGACTAGAAGGTATTGATCTGACAAATTGTTATATTGCCACATCAACTAGAACAACAGGCAGTCAATCATATCTTGGCATAGTAGAAGGCGAGGATAGATCTGGCAGCGGCAGCGGCAGCGCCTGCTCTCCAGTCGTGGAGCATCAACCAATTGACCCTTGACGATTTTTACTCTTCAATCACCCCCGAAATGGCTAAAACAGTATTTGGTGAAAAAGCCCATTTCCACTGGGGAACTGCTAGTCAATCAGCTGATCCTTTTGATCAAGCAGTAATTGATATATTGCCCTATATCAAGGAAGGGTCAAAGGTATTAGATTGCGGGTGTGGCTGGGGCGGCCCTGGAAGAATGTTGCAGGAACAATTAAATTGTGATGTAACTGGGGTAACCATTTCCAAAGTTCAGGCAGACTATGCTAATCAATTTTTCCCCACGCACCACGCTGACCTACACAATTTTAAACCCGATCAGCATTACGATGTGGCTATATTTTTTGAAAGCTATTTTCACTTGGAACACGGTGATCAAGTTTTGAAAAACTTACAAAATAATGTTGATCAAATCATAATCAAAGATTTTACTGTAGATGTTGACGAAGGTAGAGAATACCCGCTTTTCCAAGGTAAATTTAGAAGCAAGAATCAATTCTTTTCAGAAATTGAATCGGCAGGTTTTACTGTAAAAGAATTTAATAATCCACTGATCGAAAATTATTATGAAACTACGTTGGATAATTGGATTGAAGGGTTGAACAAACTTGATCTATCTAGATTACCAATATTAATGGACGCAGTAAAAAATTTGTGTCTTCAATATCAAATCATGAAAACCCAGGATGACTACCAGCGTGAGTACAAAGATTGTAGATACGCATGTACTATACACGCAACCAAAACAGTTGACAACTGTCCTAAATAAATATATACTGTAGGTTATTGCTGTATGAAGCAAAGAGAAAAGTGTTCTGGACGTGGGTTCGACTCCCACCTGGTCCACCAAAAGTATATTGACGATCCGAGTATTCTGGAAGCAAACACGCAAGTGGCAATATACTTCTGATGGGCCAGCCATGGTTTCGACAGGGCAACAAGTAAACAAGTGGACAGCTCGGCAAAGCAGAAGCCGTAGGATTGGGGTAACCCGGTCGTAGAAGCAAAAAACGTAAATGCAAACGACGAACAGTTCGCTTTAGCCGCCTAACAGCCGCTTAGGGTAGGAAATACCTCGTAACAGAAACAACCAAAAGCACCTTCGGGTGCTTTTTTTTGAAGAAAATAAATATTAGTTACTAAGGAATACCTAAATGAATAATAACACCACAATACCAACACAGGTAACTGACGAAGAAAGCCAACGACTTATAGCAGAAGCTGAAAGACAGCATGCCTTACAGTTGGAAAAAATACAAAAGGTAGCTACACACGCCGCCGCTATGACTCAGCAGGCCGCCGCCGTTAAAAAATAAATCAACATAATTAACCGAAAGGGCCTTGACGGGCCCTTTCTTTTTGTGTATAATAAACACTCGTCCGCACTACTCATTGAAAGTTTTATACAATGGCATACTTTTTGAAATCAGGCATCTCGTTCCGCGTGACCTCAAAAGAGGCGATGGATCTACACGAAGCACTGCCTGCTGGCAATTTTACCATCAAAGAAAATCCCATGACTGGTGAGCTATACCTTGAACAGATTGATTCATTTGAAATCAAAGGCAAGCGTTATGGTGATTTGAACAAGAATACTACTCGTATATTTAACACGTTTATGGATCGCTCTGCCAGCACTGGTGTTATGCTAACTGGCGAGAAAGGCAGTGGCAAAAGTCTGTTGGCCAAGGCACTATCAATCCATGCGGCCGAACACGGTCATCCAACTATTGTTATTAATCAACCGTGGGTCGGCGACAAGTTTAATGCTCTGATCCAAGCTATCGAACAACCATGCGTTGTCTTGTTTGATGAGTTTGAAAAAGTTTACGATAGTCAAGAGCAAGAGGCCATGTTGACTCTGTTGGATGGCGTATTCCCTAGCAAGAAGATGTTCGTGATTACCTGTAACGACAAGTGGCGTGTTGATAGCCATATGCGTAACCGTCCGGGCCGTATCTACTACATGTTAGACTACACTGGCCTGACACAGGACTTTATCATCGAATACTGCGAAGACAACTTGACGGCTAAAGAACATATTGTAAAGATCTGTTCAATTGCCATGTTGTTTAACCAATTCAACTTTGACATGCTGAAAGCACTCGTTGAAGAAATGAATCGCTACAATGAAACTCCTGAAGAAGCATTGAAGATGTTGAATGCCAAGCCAGAGTTCGACGATGGCAATAAGTACACAACTCTACTGACTGTGCGTGGTGTGCCGGTGGAACAGAAGCATTTGGAAACACGTGAATGGAAAGGTAATCCGCTTCAAGCTAAGATTAACTTGTCATTTAAGGTAAGCGAAACCGGTCTTCCTTGGACAGACAAAGATGAAAATGACGAAGACGCAGATTGGAATTGGGAAGAAGCTAACTTTATTCCTGCTGAAATCCAAAAGATTGATCCGCAGAGTGGAACATTTATCTTTATGAATAGCGTAGGTCATACTCTTACACTTACCAAGGTGAAAGAGAAGAGCTTTCACTACTACGACGCTTTTTAATACTTAATAGCTACTTGACAGAGTGGTAGTAATGCTGTATAATAAGCATTACTACCACTTGACACTTCAACATGAATATTCAGCTAAACATTCGTTCCAAAGATACCAAAGAGTTCGTTGGAATGGTAATCAAATT